CAGGGCGAAGCCGACGCATATCGCAAAATTGCGAGAGAAAGCGCAAACTCTCAAGCGTCAACGAGCTCTTCTAGCTCGAGTCAATCAAATAGTAGTGCCTCTGTCAACTCTGGCTCTGCTAGCTCCACGTCGAGTGCAGCATCAAGTTCAGGCTCGAGTACTTCTTCAAGCTCTTCTACCTGCCCTGTTAACAATAACCCACCTGCGAATGACCCCACTGCGGTTATCTTTTTACCCGGACAAGAACCTGGTGATGACATTGGCGATAATGAAATTATCGAGATCGAACCCAAGATACGATTCAAATTTCCCATCGGGAGAACATTTTTGGGATTCACACCTCTACGCCATGTCACATATGACTTCATTGAACACGTTATGCCCCAAGGGGTTGACGTTCGTTCCGAGGAACAAAAGGTACGGCCACTGGCTCTCAGGGACCCTTTATACACCCGTTACTATGTTAAGGATTCATACTCAGTTACAAATGAGTATCCTGGGGTGTTATCTGGAACTGGAGTCCTGGCGTGTGCAGCAACAGCCATTGTGTTAGGTCCTGTAGTTGCTGTCACTGTTGGAGCAAGCCTTTTGGCGATTTATGGCATCAATAGAGTGTGCCGCTCCATCAAATACCGCAGACATCAAGCTCTTGTCTCCCATGAACAAGTTTTTCAGCTGTGCCGTAGGGCAAATTATCAGCTGGGAGATGACGCAGAACATTGGAAAAAATTGGGTGCAATACAAAACTCAGCCATTACTGTGAATAATGACCGCACCCTTGCTTTAGATTACCCCGAAATTCATACTTCGGCGTACATGATGCATGCTGCCCGCGACCTCAAGTGGGCAATGCGTCATGAAAATTTCCAATAGCCCGAGTGGCTACTTGGGCGAAATTTGGATATAATAGTTGCGACGTTGATTTACCCCGTATTGCAAAGATTAAGAGGGATTTCAAGGTTAGTCGCATTTCCTTCGAAAATATCCAAAAACGCCCTGTAGTCGGGGTTTCACTCGGGCCCCACGTGTTGGGTGCAGCATATTGTCACCCAAATCCCACCCACGTTATTTCACAATTAAACGGCGTTTGTAAGAGGATGGCCGTCCAACCACCTGTAGTTAATCCAATTACTTTAGATAGTATTAGGAGTTTTGTTAAAGAATGGCTCATTGTAAATATGTTGCCTTTATCTCCTGACGTAGATGTTAGTGTAGAGGCTTGGTTGGCTAAAACGTTCTATCCCGACAAACGCAAAATCTATTTGCGCGAATTGCATCACCGTGTTGCCAATAATAGACCCGATTTGTGTGATTGCATTCATACTTATATTAAGGCGTTTGTAAAAGATGAAGGATATAAGAATTATAAATATCCTCGTGGTATTTATTCTAGAAGTGATACTTATAAAACAATGATTGGTCCCATCACACGCCTTATTGAAGAAAAATTGTATAAGCACCCCTCCTTTATTAAGCATATTCCTGTGCGCGATAGAGCAAAGTATATTTTTGATAAACTGTATCGCACAGGTGCTACATACATTGCTACTGATTATACGAGTTTTGAATCTCATTTTAGTGAAGAGATTCAGTTAGCAATTGAACACCAACTCTATGAATATATGGTTTCACAACTTCCCTCTGGAGGTGAATGGTTGAAATTCATGGAGCAACTCTTGAAGCTAAATACTGTTTATTTTAAAGACATGAAAATGAAATTACCTGCCTCGCGGATGAGTGGCGAGATGAATACTAGCTTAGGTAATGGCTTCACCAACTTGATGATTTTCTTGTATATTAATAACAAGTTGGGTAATGAGCACTATGATTGTGTAGTAGAAGGTGATGATCTACTTGGTGTTTTGGAGGGACGATGTCCCACCCGTGAATACTATGCGGC